CTTAGGGTGCTTTTATTTTGACTATAGAATCTGTTCCAGTGTTTTTAGTTTTTCAAGTATATCGTTAAAATTAATAGTTCTCCACACACCAGGATGTAATGGTTTTGGATGATCTTCTAATTTAACCCAACAATATCCGCGATGTTCATTGTTAAGCAATGGTACAAATTCGTTGTCTATAGGAGTTATAAAAGTGTGATAAGAAAAGTTTCCATTTTCACTGGTAAACTTTTCGATTGGAATAAGTTTTGGATCTTGAATAGTTCCACCTAGTTCTTCTTGTATTTCTCGGAGTAGACTCTGCGTAATAGATTCGTTCTTTTCAATCTTACCGCCAGGTAATCCCCAACTACCTCCATATTTAGAAGAATTTCTTAAAAGAAATAGATATCTTTTAGTAGTTGTACAATAGATAAATGCACCTACGTTTTCTAAAGGACTAGGGTCCATTCTCCGTTCTTGTACTCGCCTTCCCAGCTTTTCACCCATTGATTATCTTCCCATTTATATTGAACACCAGTATTTAGGTTACTTACATATTCTACACTATTAGACTGACTACTGTCAAATATAACATTCCAATGTGTGCCATCATATTCAATGATATCATTTTTGCCAGCAACAAGATCTTTCCCATCTGTTCCTCTCCAGGCTATAGGTCCATCGCCTGCAGAATTTTCAAAACTTCCAATATCATCTAATATTAGATATTTGGTACCAGTACTAGGTGATGTTATACTAGCATCAACTGTAACTTTTGTTGGATCGATGATTTTATTAATTGGATCTAAAGTATTAGTTGGATATGTATCTATGTCAGCGTTGAATATTAGTAAACTATCGTCGGTTGGATGATAACTCACTGTACCAACAACCTCAGTCTGTCCGTCTGGATTTAAAAGTCTTACTTGACTGACTCCATTTTCTAGTTTACCGTAGACATTTACCAATGATCTCCAAGTATCTCTTGTACCAACCTTAACTTGATCTTGGTTTGTAGGATCTCTAGGATCAGCCATCTCGCTATATTTTAACAGTGTAAGTGTGTTGCCAATTAGTAATACTCCATAATCTAATGGTGTATAGTACTGTCGACTTCCTAATAAATTAGTTTCACTGTATACATCTTCGCTGAGATTACCGTCTGAATCGTGTATACTAGCAATAATCTTTTGTATTACACCTAACTTTTTAACTTTAGCCGGTAAACTAATCCAAACAGGAAGTTTAAATGTAAGAGTAGCAACGTCAATTGGATTTTCTGTTCCAATTGGCACAGTACGTGAACTCCAATTTGGACTTTCTAACAATACCATACTTAAACTAGTCCAGTCAACGTAGTTATCTGTTGATTGTACTTCTAGTGCTGGATTAAACAATACTATTAGTTGTTCTAGTAACTGTAATTTTTGTTTAGTATTTGACGTCCATATGTCTAATTTAAGTTCAATAGTATATGGAACTGGCATGTGTCTTTCAATGGTAAATGCGTTACCCTGTGTAGCTTCATATTCTTGTGTGTCTTCGTTATAGAGTCTCTGACGTAGATTCATTTTGCTAACAAAATTTGGTTCTTGTACACGATCTCTGTCATAGGTCAATTGACTAACATAAACAGTCATAGCAGGAACACTTCGCATAGTATTCTCAGAATTGTTTGCTAGTATCTGTGCTACTTGTCTACTACCGTCAGCATAAAACACAGGAACTCGTTGTAATGTTCTATTACCTTCACGATTCTTGCCAAATTCAACTTGAAACCCACTGACCATTCTAATAAATTGTGCTAAGAATCTTTCAATCTGTGCATCATAGAAAAACTGTTGAGTTGCTACCATAATTAATTATCCGCGTTTAATCCAAGTATGGAACTGAGACCTTGTCGTTGATAGGTAACGTTCGCATATATTGTGTATTCTAATACATCATTAGTATTCAGTGCATTAGTAACTGTGAACGATATGTTTCCGCTGGTGTTACCTATGCTGTTTGTAATAATTTTACTGTTTAATTTAGTCTGTACGCCATATGTGCTATTGTATGCTGTCTTAGTAACAACTGATTTACTACTTAAAGTAAAGCTCAATGTCTGTGCATTGGCCGCAGGTGTGTAAGCGCCTGATGATATCCTAATGGCATCCCATGCAATACTGTTGGCATAGTTAGCATCAGCGTTATTAATAAATCCACTTTTGAGTGTTTGATTCTGTGATCCTGGTGTTAGGTTAGTTCTCACGCCATCCTCAATTTTGATCCAACGTCTGCCGTCAAATCTGAATAATCTGTTTGGTACATAATCTAATCTTAGGAAGAAATCTCCAACTGTTGGGCTTGTTGGAAATGCTATACCAGCCGCAACTGATGCTCCGTTTGGTGGGAACGCATCGCCAGTTAAGTAACCTTCAACCTTATCTCTTGGTGAAAGAGTACTACTGCTCGCCACTGTGTTACTGTTAGTGGTAACATTTGAACTAGCATCTACACCACTTGGATCACCAGGAGTATTGCTAGTTGTTGTTGGTGCTGTGTATAAATTAGTAGTATCGTATCCACTTTGTGGAACATCTACTTCGGCCCGTTCAACAACAGCGTCATTAATGTCTTTATATTTCTCGTACGTGCTAAGGATTTCGCCTAATGATTGATCACCATCGCCCTCGATTCCATCACCATTGGTATCACCTGCTTTAATTTTATCAAGTATATCTTTGTATTCTTGACTATCAACTAATGGATTAAGTTAACACGCCATAGGTGTGGATACCAAGTTGGTGCAAAACCTTCAGCGGCTCTATTAGCATCTTGTACAACATAGTAACGTTTAAGAGCAACAGGAAGATCATCATCTAATGGATAAAGATCTTTAAGATTAGGTAACTCTAGTACGTCACCAACCATTAATTTTCTTCCTAGTGTGTCAACCATATCATTAATATGGAACACAGCAAACATGGTGTCACCAGTTAAGAATAAGCCAAACTGCGTAAGATCAAAATCATTATCATTGATTCTATAGATTGTTCGCATAGTATAGATACTGGTATCATACTTGCGATCTCTATTTTCAAGAAATAATAAATCTTGAATACTAGTTAGACTTGAACCACCTGGTTCGGTGTTGCTTACAAAGCCTTGATCAATAGGCCCAAGATACTTATGTATGTTGACGTCAACACCGCCAACAGTGAACATTTCATGTATTCTCTTATCGAAAAACTTGTAATCGTGGCCTTTATTTGGCTTCCATAAACTTAATCGGGGCATTCTAAAATCCTAAATTATCTAGTATTTATCGACATTTGACAGTACAATCAATTAATGTTACAATATATTATGATGATAGAAACAAGTTTAGATTGGCAAAAGACCAGAGCTGAATTAATTAAAATGGCCGAAGGCTGTGGCAAATATCAAAGAGAATTAAAGAAGATTGTAAATAATCTTGATGATATGATTGTTAAATTAAGCATTGAAGAAGTTCAATGTCGTCGACAACAGAAACAAACTAAGCGACATCAAGAAATGTTATCTAGTATAAACACAGAGATAAACAATTATGAGCAAATGATAACGTTTGGAACTTTACTAAACGGTTGACAGGATAACTATATATAATTTATAATTGTTTTAAAGGTAATAAACACAAGGAACATCAACAGAATGGCTATTAGATTATCTAAGAAAAAAAGTAGTATAAAAATATCTACAGATCGAACAGGAAAGCAACGCGAACCTAAATGGGAAGATGCGATTAATTGGACTGGAGAAGAATTTAGCAATTATAGACATAATGCCATTGACTATTATAGAGTTGAATCAGCGACCAAAGACTATAAGAAATGGACCATTGCTTGGATGACGCATGATGACGTCTGGAAAAAACACAGTAAAGACATAGGAAAACATTCAGACAGTGCCTTCAGTTCAACGCTGGGAGTTTTCTGTAGGATGCTTAGCCTAGGAATGCCATCAGATCATAAAGCATATAAAGAATACTGGGAAGCGTTACCTGGAACTTCGGGGGTGTTAAAAACACCAATGGAATTTATCAATGCAAAGCTGATGGAATTGTTAAGAAGTTCTGAAAATGTATTTGAGAAGGTAGCCAAGAAGACAGAAGATAAACCACAAGCACCAACTATTCAGGATCGTATGAATGAGATTGCTAATAAACACATTTTACATTTTGAAGAGTTTGAAGATCAATTAATGAATGGCAAAACAGTAAATGACCCTAAGGCATTTGAGTATCTTAAAGCAGAAAACTGCCCACAGGCGTTAATTAAAAAGATTGGTGCGTTCTTTGAACCACATAGGCAAGAACTAATGGAAGCCAAAGCGGGACAAGATGAGCAACTAAAAGAAGCATACAGCCACTATAAAGCCTCTGATTATAAACGTTTTGAAGCGTTTTATAGCAAATTATTTGCTGATTTAGAAAGTTACGAACAAGTTAAGAAAGCAACTAAAAAAGCTAGAGTGCGTAAAGCACCTTCAAAAGAAAAATTAGTTGCTAAACTAAAATATCTCAAGGAAGACAATAAATCTAAACTGGTCAGCATTAATCCAGTGGACATTTTAACAGCAGAGCAGTTATGGGTGTACAATGTTAAAACACGTAAACTAGGTCGCTACGTTGCTGATCCACATCAAACAACGTTAAGTGTTAAAGGTACAAGTATCATAGGATTTAACGAAAGTCAAAGCGTACAGAAGACTCTACGTAAACCAGAACAGCAGTTAAAAGACTTTTTAGGTTCTAACAAAGTACAACTGCGTAAGTTCTTAGAAAACATTAAAACAACTGATACTAAACTCAACGGAAGAATAAACGCAGATACTATCCTACTCAAGGTGTTGTAAAGCATAAATACAACATAATAGGATAACAGTATGGCCGAATACCCAGAATTACCAGCAAATATATCGTCAACGTCAGGTAACCTTACAGCGAACCTGAGTGTTCAGACATCAAACTTATACGATGCTAATACCGGAACAGGTGCAGGACACATAGCATTTGATGCTAATCTACAAGCACAATTAGATTCTGTTGCGTCAGTTAGAGCAGATATTATTGATTACATTCGCTTAAGATTAGGCTATGGTATGATTGATGTTGAAGCAGATCAAGAACATTTTGAAATGGGGATCAAACAGGCATTGAATCGTTATAGACAACGTAGCTCAAATGCAGTTGAAGAAAGTTATGTCA